ATATCAACGTGACCCTGAAGCCGATCATGCAGCGGCACGGCTTCGCGATCACGTTCAAGGTCGAGCACTCGCCAAACGGGATCAGTGTCACCGGCATACTCATGCACAGCGCCGGCCACCGCGAGCAGACCACAATGCTCCTTCCTGTCGATATCGGATCTGGCCGAAACGCCGTACAGGCTGTCGGGTCATCCACGACCTACGGGAAGCGGTACGTCATGTGCGCGCTGCTGAACATCACCACGGGCGATACGCAGGACGATGACGCGCAGTCGGCGGTAGTTTCGCCGCCTGTCACCGCGATGCAGGCCAAGCAGCTCGCGGCCCTGCTGGACAAGTGCAGCGACAAGGCCAAGGCAGCGTTTGCCGGCATGTACGGAACGACTGACGAAGTCTGCAAAGAAGATTTCGACCAAGTGCTTTCAGGTCTCACGAAGTCGGCGCGGAATAATCAGGAGTCCAGCAATGCAGGTCATTGATAGCGTCGAGCAGGGATCGCAGGAGTGGCTTGATTTGCGTCTCGGGATTGTGACCATGTCTGAATTGGATTGCCTGCTGGTCAACGGCAAAGGAGAGGCTGGTTTCGGTGTCGCCGCATTCACCTACATGGACCAGCTGATTGGCGAGCGGATCACCGGCGAGGCGGCAGAACTGCCATTCACTACCAGGGCAACGGCGCGCGGCCATGAGTACGAAGGAGTCGCGCGCGGCCTGTACATGGATCGCGAGTCCGTCGAGTGCCATCACGCGGCGATCATCCTCAACCACGGCGCCGGCTACTCACCTGACGCGCTGGTAGGCACGGACGGCCTGACAGAAATCAAGTCGAAGCTGCCAAAGTTCCAGGTCAGTGTGATCCTGGCTGACGCCGTGCCGAAAGAGCATGAGGCGCAGTGCCAGGGCGGACTATGGGTCAGTGAGCGCGAATGGATCGACTTTGTCAGCTACTGGCCCGGTATGCCGCTGTTCGTCAAGCGCATGCACCGCGACGAAGCTGTGATACGCAAGATCGCCGAGCGCGTGAAGACGTTTTACGAAATCCTCGATGAACGCATGAACAAAGTGATGGGGGTTTAGCCATGGTCAGCCAACCACGATTCGCCAACCACGACGAGCAGCAGGCCATGCTGGGCTGTGCAGCCAACTTGGACCCGGACAAGCACCCGCGCCGGTATGCGCTGCACAAAGCCCGGACCCGGATGCACGGCCAGGACATTGCAATCGTTGAAGAGACGGACGGCCCGCGCACGATACTGGACTCGCGCAGGGATCATGCGGCGCGGCAGGATGCGGATAGGCGGGCGCTGGCAGAGCGGGCGAAGCTGTACAGCGGGCTGACCATGAAGGAAGCGGCGGTCGCGCTCGGGATCAACTACGAAAAAATCAAGAAGCTGCGCGCTGAGTTCGATCTAAGGTTCAAGCCTGGCTATCGGAACGGTTCGCAGAAACCTGCTTGACGCGGTGCGTTTGTGCATCTACATTTGTAATTACGAAACGATTAATTGGAGAATAAAATGGCGAGGGTAGAGACTCGGGCGGTGAGCCCTGAATATGCGCAATACGCACTGCAAACCAATACTCACAATAGGGCGATCAATAAGCGAAATATCGACAAGCTGGCAGATGCTATGTCGCGCGGAGAGTTCAAATACAATGGCGATACGATAAAGATTGCTCGAAACGGCGTTCTGTTTGACGGACAGCATCGCCTGCATGCGATTGTTAAATCAGGCGTCACATGCATGATGACGATAGTTTCTGATTTGGACGACGACGTATTTACGACGGTAGACCAAGGCCGCCCGCGAACTACAGGCGATATTTTGTCGGTAGCAGTCCACTCCGATAAGCCGGTTGGCGATTGGAATAATCGCGCCGCCTCTGCCAACTGGCTGCTCCACATGGAAGAAAAGCGGATATGTAGCGGTGACGTGATCGGGAGCAAGGCCACTAAGTCAAAGGTTATCGACTGTTATCATCGCAACGAGCCCTTGCTAAGCGAAGGCTTGCGACTTGCATCAAGGCACGGCCTGAGCAAAATCATGCCGCGCGCCGTTGGAGCCGCAATCTTTGCGCATTTCTCCAGGGACAGCCATGCCAGGACTTATGCGTTTTTCACTGATCTGACTGAAGTTCAGCCGGCCAGCATCCATGCCGCGCTGCTAAAAGAGAAGCTCAACGACAACCGCGCCGCACGGTCAAAAATGAACCGAGAGGAGCTTGCTGCGCTATGCATGAAGGCGGTTCGTAAATATCTTGACGATCAGGAAATCAAGCAACTGAATTACCGAACAGGCGAACCAGTATCCTACGCCAACTGAGAGAATAGGTGACTTATGCAGTCCGACTTGTCCGACAACCCCGAGCCAGCAGCAGCACCCGATGAATGGATCAGTTCCGGCGACGCCATGACGGCGCACTGCACGCAGACCGTCCGCGTCACACCGGACCTGATCGCGGTCCGTGTCGCCGAATTCCTGGCCGCTGGCGGCGAGATAACCACCGTCCCGATTGGCGCATCTGCCGAGATGGACAGCCACTTCAACAACTCAGTTGTCGCGACCATAAGCAAAGCGGAACAACTGTTCGAGAAGCGCGCCGCGCACAATCGCAAGAATGCCGCGCGCTGGCGGGAGCAGGACGCGCAGGATGTTGAGCTGCTGGCCAGGCGCCTGCCGCATGTGAAGACTGCGCGAGAGCTGTGCAAGGAGTGCCGGATGAGTTATGACAAGCTGGACAGGCTGCTGCGCACGTACTTCGCTGGCGATCCGGTAGCCGCGCAGTACACCAAAATGACGAGAGACGAACGCGAGGAAATTGTCCGAGCCAAGTACCGGGATCTGCGCGCGACCATGGCTCAGTCGGAATGCGCTAAGGCGCTGCACATGCATCATTGTGAATTGAAGCGGATCGTCGCGCTGTACGGACTGGACCGGCCGTTATCGACCGCGGCTCAACGGTGGAACAATCCAGGGCGACCAGCAACCAAGGAACAGGCGGAACTGGCGTGATCGCAAGACAGAACTACAACGGGCAGCAGATTAAGCGGACAACCGAACTCGGAACCGAAAAACTCTGCCCTGGCTGCCATGAGTGGTGGCCGCATACCGCTGAATTTTTCAGCTACATCACAACGCGCGGGCACTACCATAACCAATGCCTGGCATGCCGGGCGCAGGCGCAGGTAGTGCGCAGACAAGGGAAAACAACATGAGCACGGACTACCACGACTTCCTGCGCTCGAAGCGCCACACGACGAACGATTACGGGTTTGACGCTGTGTGGATGCCCGAGTGCGCTTTCGACTTCCAAGAGCACATCATCACCCGCGCCGTGAAGAAAGGACGCATCGGGATATTCGCCGATACCGGCCTCGGCAAGACGCTGCAACAGCTGGCGATAGCCGAGAACATTATTCGCGTGACCAACAAACGGGTATTAATCCTGACCCCGCTGGCCGTGGCCTTCCAGTTTATCGACGAGGCCGAGCGCATCGGCATTGACGACATCAATCACAGCAAGGACGGCACATTTACCAAAAAGATTGTCGTCTGCAACTACGAGCGCCTGCACCTGCTGGACCCGGCAGACTTTGAATGCGTACTGCTGGATGAGTCGAGCATCCTAAAAAACTTCGCCGGCAAGACGCGTGACGCCATCGTGGCATTCATCAAGCGCGTGCCTTACCGGTTCCTGAGCACAGCCACGCCCAGCCCAAACGACTTCATTGAGCTTGGCAACAGCTCGGAAGCGCTCGGGTACATGGGTTACATGGACATGCTCGGGAAATTCTTCAAGTCCAACCAGGGCAGCGTGGACAGCAACAACCGCAACATAGGCGAAAAGTTCTACCTAAAGCCCCACGCCGAGCGCGATTTCTTCGCCTGGGTAAACCAATGGTCGATCATGGTCAAGAAGCCATCAGACCTCGGGTTCAGCGACAAGGGCTATGAACTGCCGGCGCTGCACACCAACAAACATCTGGTGCACAACGTCAAGCAATGGACGATTGACGGCCAAGCATCGCTGTTCGCTATGCCGGCAAAAACCATGGGCGAGGTTCGCGAAGAACAGAAGCTGACCGTCGCTGAGCGCTGCGAAAAAGGCGTTGAACTGGCAGCCGGCAAAACATCGGTCTACTGGTGCAACCTCAACGAAGAAAGCAGCTTGCTCGCCAGACTGGACAGTGACGCGGTCGAGATCGTCGGCGGCATGAGCATCGATAAGAAAGAGGACATTCTGGTTTCGTTCGCGCGCGGCGACATCAAGCGCCTGATCACCAAGGCCAGGATGACCTCTCTCGGGCTGAACTGGCAGCATTGCCAACACACCGTATTTTTCCCAACATGGTCATACGAACAGTATTACCAGGCCATTCGCAGGTTCTGGCGATTCGGTCAAAAGCACGAGGTCGTTTGCGACATGGTTATCAGTGACGGCCAAGAGCGCGTGCTCGAAGCGCTTGAACAGAAGACGCAAAAGGCAATCGAGCTTTACGGGAACCTTGTTGCGAATGCC